AAAAACAGTGATTATTTCACTACAGCAACTGCCTTTTTTTCGGCTATCCGATTGCGGATAATATATAGATTGTTAAGTTTTATAGGGGCTTCAGCCCTTTTAGCTGCATCAGGATATACAACTCGAAAGGGTCTAAGTTGTTGTATTGATTTAATCCTTAATAAAAAGGAGATAAATCATGCAAAGATCAAAAATCAATGCTGTCAAATACCTTACATTATTCGTTAAGAAATACCAAGATCCTGATTCTCAGGAATGGAAATCTTTTGGTGATGAAATGCATCTTGTTAAATCAGATGTAGCTGTCGCTAAAAGAATCTTAGAAGGCGAACACTATAATTGCACCCTGGTTAGATATTTGGACAGAGATGATCCAATCGATCCCTGGAGAGCAGTCATAGCAACGACACCAGTTGAAGAAATCAGGCTATAGTTATGACTGGTTATATTCACAAAAATGTCCACTTTGATGGCAGCACGAATAAGGTCGAAAAGGCTGTTTCATTTCTAGTTGAAGCAGCCGAAGGTAAGTTGACACCCTGGGATTGGTTGTCTGGATCTCTAATGAAGGATTTATTCAATCTGAACATATGGGATCCAGATGCCAGGAATAATCTTCTAAAGCAGATTATGAATGCCACGAATGGCATCTTTCCAGAGCCACTCAATGTCACTCCTCAGATGCTATATGGAACTGAAGCAGAAGTGGCTGGAATGAGAACTTGTTTGACACTGGCTGGATTGCCAACTGACGAATACACCTTTCAATGGCAGTTTGGAACAGCTTTTTTCCATAAAGATATCAAATTGGCTTGTAGTCTCGATGGCATTTATAACCTGGGTAGTCTAAATCTCTCATTGCGAACCGATCCAGATAACAATGTTCACACTCCAAATGATGAAACAATATATTTGACTGGAAAAGGTGTCATTGAACATAAAACGACTGGCATGAACTTTGATGACAAATCAGTTTGTCCTGACTTTTATGAAATCCAGGCAAGATGCAATCTTGAAGTAATGGCTTCAAATGATCCTGATTTTACCTGGTACGCTGTTTCAATAGTTTATGGCAATCAGCCACATATTTATTTTTTTGAAAGAGATCCAAATTTCTCATCTGTCCTGGCTGAAAAAGTAAATGATTTTTATAGGCGACTCAAAGAAGAAGATTATTATCCCCCTGAGACTTCGAAAGGCTGCGATATTTTAAATCCTTTGGTTAATGAAGATAGAACTGTCAATTTATCATCGGAAGCCTTAGAAGCTGCACAGTCAATCCTGGCTTTGAAACTTGCCATGAAAGAAATGAAAAAAGCCATCGATCTCAATGAGATGATAATCAAATCTGAGTTGGGAGATGCAAAAGAAGGTGTCGCATTTTATGAAGATGATAAAGGCAATGAGATCCTAGTAAAAACCACCAGGCAAGTTCGAAACTATAAAGCAACATCAGAAAAATACATTCCAGCTAAACCAGCCAGGACTGTTTTATCACCTACAGTTTATATAAAGGAAATTATCAATGACTAAAAAGATCAGATCAGAGCAATACAATCAATATTTTGAAAGAAGAAAGATACTGACAAGCATGAATGGGCTGTCAGGCTCAGAATTTCGAACCAGGAACAATTGTTTGGACACATATGATGCAATACTCAAATATTATGTCAGAAACGATAAATGCCCCACAATTAGAGAGTTAAAAGACGAATTGGATCTAAAAAGTGAGAGTCCAGTACATGATCGAGTCAGGCATCTGGTCTCTCACCATTTGATCTACAAAGATCGAAATGGGCAAATCTGCTTAGAAGAACCCAATTTCAATTATTGATTAGTGCTTTGCTTTGCCAACATTCAGAGCAATCATTTCAATTGCACGATAAATCGTGTGTAGAATTGCATTGTCTTTTGGTGTAGGCGTTGCAGCACAGATGATGGATGCGATAGATATCGCCATCGTAATATATTCAATTACCTGTTCCATATTTAGCCCCTATATTGTTATTTTTTTCGATTCATAAAGCCGACAGCAGACCTCACTCCAAAAGAAGCAGCCACGATCACACTTAATAAATATTGATACCAGTCAGGTATTTCGTTTAATACTGCAAAACCTTCTTTCACATATGGCACTGCTGCTGGAATAAAACACATGATGAGTGGTATTGAAAAAAGGAGAGTCAGCCATTCATCTTTCCAGCTGTTTCCAGCATTTTGTTGAGCCACAGTGTCCCAATCGGCAGCTGCCTTCGCCTTTGCTTCGGATCTGGCGATGCGACCATTGAGATAAGTTCTGCCGAGTTTGCCGACTAGATTTAAAAACTGAATCATCGAAGAATGAAAGCCACTAAGATTGCCAATAAACTTGAAACAATAGTTCCCAGGGCAATTCTTATTTGAGTGTTTAGGGTGGTGAGTGCTGCTTCAATGGATTCGAGCCTTCTGTAATTCTCTCGCCATCTTTCATTACAAGCAGCTTCGTGAGAAGAAAGCCTTTTATCAACTTCCTGAAGTCTCTGTGTTGTCGTGATTTTGCTTGTCATTTGAAATTCCAAGTTCCTTAACTAATTCATTTAGTAAATATTGATATGTGCTTGTCAGCTGGGAATATATTTGCTGTTCTTTATTGAATCTTTTTTCAGCTTCTTCAACTTTTGGCGAAATATCGCTTATCTCGCCATGAAGATGTTTTGCCCTATCACTGAAATCGTCATACTCATATTCAACATCATTAAAAATTATTTTTTTCTTCTCCATTTTTTCTCCTAAATTAAAATGCTTATTGTTTGCAATATAAAACCGATCAAGACAACCCAAAACCCTTTGACATAATCAAAATTCTCTCCCTCTTTGTCTTGCATCTCTAAACAGTGAATGTCTCCGTTGTTGGGGTTATTTGACTGTCAATGTTTGCTTTCAATACAGCCTTCAATGCTGCCACCTCTGAATCACCAATTGCTGCTTTAGCCCAATTATTGACAATTGTTTTTGTGAGATCGTCTTTAGCAACATATGTGGATGGGTCTAAATTGGATAGATCAAGATTGATTGTGCCATAAACAGATGCAGTGTATTTATTGCCTTCACCATCTGTTTCAGATGATGTGCCGACCAATCTCCAATGAACACAGTAAACACAATCACTGAAACCATCATGATCCAAATAGGCATCGACTGTGGGATTTTGCCAAGTGTAAGTATTTGCCATTTTAGTTTCCTCTTAGTTTATTCAATTAGTTTTCTAATGCTGTAATTCTTGCTTCTAGTGCATCAATCTTGTTATCTGCTTCTTGTAAGGCTTTGACCAATATTGGAATCAATGCACCATATTTAATTGATTTAACAGTTCCATCTTGACCTTTTATTGGGTTTTCGGTTTCCCTGACCAATCCAGGGAAAACTGTTTCAAATTCGTCTGCTATAAAGCCAATGTGTTTGTTCTGTTTGTTCGGATGATAGTCTGTAGTCCACTTAAAGTTTTTGACTTGTAATTGATTGATGTCTGCAAGTTTAGAAGTAGCATCTGCAATATCGGTTTTTAAACTACGATCAGAAGTCAATATGCCTGAATCGGATGTATATACATCACCATCGGATGCTACATACATTCTTACTGCGGCTGTATCTTCACAGTAAATAAAATAATCGGCTGTTGAATCTGGTGCTGACCCACTGTATTCGATTTTCAAACCTCTTGGTGTACTGCCGTGACTGTTTGTTGCACCGATTGTATAAATAGCTGATGAGGTTTTGCTTTCGAGTTGCTGACTCGGACTTGTGGTTCCGATTCCAAGCCGGCCCGATGAGTTCATTCTCATTTTCTCAGTGCCTTGTCTTTCAAAAACTAAAGCCTCAGAAACATTTATATAGCCATTATTATCATTGTTAGTACCGAGTTTGTGATAAGTAGCACCGCCATCAGATGACATATGAAACTCAGCAACATGATCTTCGTTGACATTATCGCTATCTGCTTCTAAATAAATACCAGCAGAATCAGTTGATGAAATGTGGAGTAATTGGCTCGGACTTGTGGTGTTGATTCCAACGTTACCTGAAGTATCAACAAAAAGCCTATATTCACCATCTGTCTGGTCATATAATCTCCAACTTCCAGCATCAGTAAACATTCTAAAATAGCCTTCTGTATTTTCTAAATCAAAACTTGCTTGTCCTGCCCCTGAGTTTTCTATTCTTATTCTCGCATCATCATTTGATGCGCCTTGAACGTGTAAATTGTGAGCAGGGCTTGCGGTGCCGATTCCAAGTTTTCCAGAGCTGTCCACCCTGACTCTTTCTGTGTTGTTTGTAGCAAATCTAATGCTTGTGTTTTCATAATTCCACAGGTTTAACTCTTGACTACCCGATAAACCAATAAAAGCACCATCTGAACCAGCCGTTGTTCCTGTTGTAGAATCAGTCAATAATATTCGTGGTGTAGCCGATTTGTGAACGTGTAAAATTTCATTTACTGTTGAGGTACCGATTCCAACCTTTTGAGCAGAGTCAACAGTGACAGCAGTAGTTCCTCTAGTTGCTACAGTCCAATCACCAGTTGAATTACTGTAATATATCTTTCCATCTTCAGTAGCATCTGAATCACCTACCCAGATTCCACCAACATTACTTGTTCCAGCTAATAATTGAATGCCTGATGTTCCAGAGTTCTCAACAGTTAATTGTGTATTATTGCTTGATGATGTTTGCCCGCTACTGCCTGCACTAACATGAAGAATTGAATTTGTGTTTGGACTCGCAGTACCAATCCCAACCCGATTATTCGTGCTATCGACTTTGAGCGTTGAAGTGTCAACTGTGAGATCGCCTGATATGACAGCTGATGTGATTGCATTTGTAGCACCCAAACTCACTCCATCAATCGTACCAGCATTGATATCGACACTATTGGATGCATTCATAGCGAATGGCATCGTCAACCAAGCATCATTCGCACCATTTCTCATCTTCACCACATTGTTGGTGGTATCG